CTGCTCTTTGTCTGCCTAAGATGGGGTTCTTTGAAGTTTTGCCGCTCTACGATTTGCTTCTAACGCATTTCTTTTTTCAGGGTTTGTTAATTTCCATTGTTTTGTAAATAATTTTGCTTTTAATTTGCGTTTTTCATTTGACGCAATACCTTCTAAAAATTTTTCTCTATTAAGTTGCACCCATTTAGCAGACTTTTCTCTTGAGCAAGCCATGCAAACTCCATCATTTGTATGGCGCTTATCAATATGCCCATTCTTGCAAGGCAGACCTGTAAAGTAATGTTTTTTGTTATCTTGTTTTGCTTTTGATCGAACGCTTGTCATGTCTTACTCCTTTTGTTTAGTGTAAAGAGGTATGGTGTATTCACCTTCTTCACGCTCATGTTCGGCAGGGCAGATTACATCAAGGATAACTCCGTCTTTTTCCATGCCCCACGCAACAGGCTCATCTTTTGTTTCTGGTTGTGGTGTGGTGGTGTAGGTATACTGTTGTGCATAAAGCTTGTGTTTACCAACAGGTAAACTCATGTAATCAAGTCGCCAATCTTTTCCAAATACTTCTACGATTGCTACACACTTTGGATCATCTTTTGTTTCTAATGCTTTTTTAATAACGGTGATGGATTCTTTGTATCGAAAAACAACAGGACAAGGATCAAGCCATTGATGCCTGTCTTTTTTTTCATGATGTGCGCTATTACAGACAAACTCAATGCTTACCGATTCCAACGCCTCTAGTGCAAGGCGTAGTGCTTCCTCTTTACTCATTTTTGTCCCCTTGTTCTAATGTCTTCGCCTATGTAACCGCCGACATCATCTGCCCTCAAGCTCCACTTGTCAGCAATCTTTGCACACGCCTCACGTTCTTTTTCTGCTACTACTGTGGCAAAAGCTTCTAATGCCTCTAAGTTGCACGGCATACCTGATTCCCAAAAATACGGCAGATTAACTTCTTTAGCTATCTTTAAGATATCTTCTTTAGTCATAAACCTACCCATCTGGTTCTGGGTTCATTGCAGTGGCGCATATAGAAGTGAATTAGAAAGTCAAAAGTCTGAACATAAGTCATGCTCACTCCTGTTTCTTCCTCAATCTTTTCCCTAATTGCGTCAATTTCACTCTGCACATCAATAGTAATTCTTTTGCTTCTTTCTTTTTTAGGCACTTTTTTCTCCAATATGTTTTAAGATAAACTTGTTCCAGTACTCGTTGTTAGAAAACACACAAGCGTCTATGGCGTGTTTAGCTGCCCAGTCCAGGTAAGTTACAGTGCTCTTTTTTGAGAGCTTCTGATCCCGTTGTAGCACGTACAGAATGGTTATTTCTGGGTGCTGCTCTTTAATGAAGATAGCCTTCTTTCTATCTGTACCCGTCCATAGACCTTTTGTTTCTATGTAAACGTTATTAGTAACAGTGAAGTCAGGTGTGTAAGTGTGGTTGCTGGCAGGGATAACATACTTGATCTTGTTAGCTTCGTATGCCAGCTTCCAACCTTTGCCCTCACAAGCAGCTTGGAACTTTGCTTCTAAGCCGCTGCGGTAGCCGTTGGGGTTATGTCGTTGTGGTCGTGGCATTGTTTTGTTCCTCCTCCCCGCCCTGTGGGGGCGTGTCGGTTGTTGTTGTTGGGGGTAGCCACTTGTCGTTAGGCTTTTGCCAGATGTAGAGCAGTTGCATGTTGAGGTGGTAACGCTCGTCATCGTTGTACATTGCCCTACATTTGTCGTACCACTCTTCAGGCAGCAGCTCTGCTAGTGCTTGTGCAGCTTTGACAGGGCCTATACCAGGTACACCCACAATGTTGTCACTGCGGTCCCCTATGAGGCTCTGCAAGTAAAGAAACTTCAAACCCTCGTCTGGTGTAACCTCTTGGAACACCTTCTTGACAAAGTTGTAGTGCCTCCCAGGTATCTGTAGCAGGTCCTTGTCAATGCTACAAATCACTGTTGTACCACCAAGCTTGTCCTGCTGGACACCCATCTCGTCATCTGCTTCGTAGCCATTGCAAATCTGTGCTTTGTGCTGTGTTACTAGGAACTCTCTGACAGCTTGCCAGTGTGCTGGCCTACTGTCTGGTCTGTTAGCTTTGTAACTTGGGGCTATCTCTCTTCTAAAGTTCCCCGTTCCTGTTAGAAACACACTGTAGGACGTAGCACCTGTATCAGCTAAAATGTCTTGAATCATTTGGTCAGCCCTTGATTGGGCTATCCATGCTTCGTCTGTCTCTGCTGATGCTGCACCACGATACACTACGATGTCACCATCAATCAGTGCTTTCATTTTCTTCCCTTGTAACTTTAAATGATGTGATCATCTCATTGTTTACCAATGATTCTTGGATATCTAGGTGTATCCAATCACAACCATCTGCTTCATCTAATAACTCAAGCTCTATCTCTACTTTATACTTCTTCATTTTTTTCTTCCTCTTCTACTTTAAAACTTAACCATCTAGAACCATCAAATATTTCTATAACATCATAGTCAATATCCAATAGGTCAAGTAATTTATACAATTCCAATGCAGTCATGTTTATTCCTTTGGTTGATAACATAAAAAAAGGCCAGTGGTGTTACCCACTGACCTTATATGTTTACTCTTGAGCTGCTATGTTTTCTTCAGAATCTTCTTTCATGGCTTCTGCCATGTCAATGTCTCCTGCTGTGTAAGACTCAAACTTACGAGCCAAAGCTATTACAAGCTCAAGTGTTGACATTTCCAACTCAAATGACTTACCGCCTCTAGCTGCGATATAAAGATCAGTTGCACGAGCTAAAGCGTATTGACGAACAATAGCTCTGTCTCCATGTAGAGGAGGAATAGGAAACACTTTCTCTTTGTAACCACTGTAGCCATGCTTTGATGGACCTAGAACACCAACCTTACTATCTGTAGCAAGAGTTGCTGGTACTGGTGTTGCTGTCTTCTTAAGAATGCTTACAGCCTTTGTCTCCATGCCGTAAGTACCTGTTACACCATCGAATTCAACTTCATAACCTGCTTGAACTCCTGGGTCTTTAAACCCGCATTTGACCCAATTGCCATTTACTTTCATGGAGTAAGTGGGCTTTGCACCAAACTTAGTGTTTACTTCTTTTGTGGATGTGGCTTCCACTACGCCTGTCATCATTGCCATGTTAAATTTCTTTCATGTTGAACCAATTGTCACCTACTGATGCTCCTGCATTGAGCTTCAGAGCCAGAGGTGTCCTGAATAGTATCTGAAAATACTCGTCTGTTCCTTTTAGTGTGCTTGTTAACTCCTTTGTAAAAAACTCTACTGAATCACTACTGACATCGAACATCAGAGAATCATGGATAGTGTTAACCATCTTGATGTCTTCTCTGTTTTTTAGTTTCCTAAAGATAATACCCAACATCATTGGGACAATATCTCCAGTAGCTAAACCTTGGATCGGATAGTTTTTCAACTCTGTAGGACTAAAATTATAAGTCCTAGATGACCAACTATCAGAATTGTGATACTCCTTAAAAGCAAATTTCCTGCCAGTCTCAGTTTGTAACACAAACGTTTTAACTTTCTCTAGAAATCCATTTGCATCTAATTCGTATTTGGCTTCGTATTCAACTTTCTCTGCAAATGTTTTGTGCCACTCAGCTACATCTGGATAGCGTTTGTAGAAAACATCAATAAACTTCTTTGCTTCTTCAAGGCTACAACCCGCTTGTTTACTGATTGCTTTAGCACCTGCACCATAGATTAGTTGAAACGTTCTTGATTTGAATGGTTTACGTTCTTCTTTAGTTGGCATCCTCCCAAACATGTCTTTGTATAGTTCGCTGTGAATATCAGCACCACCAGAGATGTCAGCTATAAGCTGTTTGTCCCTAGTAACATGTGCTAGAGCCACAACTTCTAGTTGGTTGAAATCTATCTCAAGAATCTTGCCTCCAGGAAACCTGGAAGTAAATATCTGTTTGATAGGGTTGTTACTAATGTTTTGTAGATTAGGATTGGTTGAAGACAACCTACCAGTGACTGTTGCTGTGTGATTTAACTTGCCATGTATAAAGTTCCCTATCATGTGTTTACTCAAACCCTGCACATACGTTGATAGCTGCTTAGACAACTCACGATACTTTAGCAACTTGTTGATTAACCCTATTGCTTCAGCATTGAATGTATGAGCAAGCATGTCGTTGAGCACTGTGTCATCTACAGATACTTGCCCAGTCTTGGCAGATACTTTGTCGGGATCAGGAGTATACGTGATAAATGGTTTGATCTTAACTGTCTTTTCTACCAACTTGAATTTGGTATTACCATTCTTGTATACACCAACTTCTTCTTTGACTTTTACTTTCTTAGTACCACCAAAGA